GCAGCAACAAATTCCATAAGTACAGGCAACATTGCTTCTGCTATTGGTAACAACTCATTACCCATTTGAACTTTAAGTTCTTTTAACTTTGCTGTTGCTTCCCTTGATTTGTTTGCAAAACTTTCTTGCGTTCTGTTTAAGTCGCCTTGTTGTACCTTTGTTTTCTGTAATAATAATTCATACGTTGCTAATGCTTTTTCTTGTTTAGTAAGTTCTTTTGCACTTGTCTTACCTGTCATGATAAATGCTTGTTGTTGTACGTCAGCTTCAAGAATAGCTATACCAAATGTTTTAAGACTTTCTCTCTCACCAAGTAGTGCTTTTGTAAATGCTTGTAATACGGGTTCTGCACCACCTTGTACGTTACTAAAGGACGCAACATCACCTGCTAAAGTCGCCAACTTTTGTGATAAGTCTGCCGATCCCTCTGCTGTAAATTCAATACCTTGAAGAACAGCACCAGATTGTGTTAAAAGTCCCTCTAATTCAAATGCTGCTAATCCCGCCTTATTAGCAAAACTATCAACAAAGTTAGATAATTCTGGTAATGCGTCGCCAAATGTTGTTTCAAAAGCGGATCGGGCTTCGTTCGCGTCTGAAGCAAGATTTACAATTTCTTTACCTGCTGTTGCGGCAGCGACAGTCGCAATACCAAGACCTGCGGCAGTAGCTTTACCTATACCGGCTGCAACACTCCCAAACTTATTAAGAACTTTTGACGATTTAGTTATGCTATCGGTAAACTGTTTAGTTTTACCGATTATTGCTATTGATACCTTTCTTTCTCTAGCCACGTGCCAACCTATCTTGTAAAGCGTCAATCATCTTATCACCGTATGTATCAACGATTTGATCTTGATTTCTTGCTATTGTTTTACCTACTACATATCCCTGTTTTCCAAGTTTTGTAAAGGTGCTATCACCACTATCGTATTTATTTCCAATCCAACGTCTATATCTAAATCTTGCATTTGGTCTTGAATAATTTAACTTACCTACGGCAGCTGCGTCAATATTTCTAGTTTTTCCAGATCCTCTTACAGGTACATAAATAAATCTTCGTCCAAATTCAAGTGATAATGCAGACACGTTACGTTGACTTGTTTTAATATTTATCTTTGCTTCTGTTCTTGTACCAGAAGCCGTGAACCCCATAACCGAACGATCACCTTTTGGTATATTTTGTTTTTTTCCTAAAGTACGACTTTCAGCTAATACTTCTTTAGCTATTGTTCTATGGAAAGCTGTTAACGCCTTTAAAACATCTTTCTTACCATACTTAACTAAATCATTTTTAACATCAATGATTTGTGAATTATCTATTGCAAGTTGTCCAAGTTTTAATGCTTTTGCCATTTTAAGTTTTGTACTTTTTGTCTATAACTCTTACAAGTGCGTTGAACATTTCCATATCTAAGTTTGCTATATCGTTCGGATTTATTCCTGTTTCAATCGCTATTGCCGCGATCATATCAATAAACCCGTTTACACTTTTAAATCAGCACCGCCAGATATATCTAGTTCTTCAACTTTATCAATCCAATTATCGTAATCTTCTGTAACGCCATTACGCTTTGCACCTAACCACGCTAAATATAACAACCACTCATAACGTTGTTCATCATTTAACTTTGATACCGGCACGTTAAACTTACGTTCAAATTGCACGATATCTATTGGCTTGATTTTAACTTCTAATCTTGTGCCGTCCTCTAAGACGACAACCATATTACCCATTAGGAAGTCGCTCTGCTAATTGTTCCAGAAGTAGGAAATGCAACAGACATAGTTGCCAATTCACCAACTGCATTTGATAATGGAAGATGTTGGTTAACCAATACACTTCCCGAATATGCCGGGTTAGTTGAACTTGTTGATCCTGCGTCTGCTTTAACAATAAAAGCAGTTGTAGTACCTAACAATGGGAACAATGTTGCGTCCACTTCTGAAGCTGCGAAATCTTGTTGGAACTCTATACTTAAACTTCCATCTTTTAAACCGCCTGTACGACTTTGAAATGTGTCGCCCATTGCAGTTGTTACAATTTCTTCAGCTGTAATATCTAATGTAACACTTGATACGTGGTCTGATAGATCAACTGAATTAAGAGTTACACTTGCGTTATTTAAAACAAATTTTGCCAATGTTTACCGTCCTTTCTTATTTTAAGTTTATAAAGAAAGAATAAGCCTTAGTTGTGTGTGATATTACTCTATACCGATTGTACCATGTATGCCAAAAGCCGGGTTAGTGCCTGTGATTGCATAATTTAAACGCCAATACTGATCGGTTATTGAACCTGCTACACTTTGAAAATCAGCACCTATTGATGTAATACCTGTAAAGGTAATTCGGTCTGTTGGACTTGTAAAACTTGAATTATCATCAGATTGTAATTTAAAAGTTATAGTAGGTGTAGATGTTCCGCTTACGCTGTAACAATGTATTGCTGCGTAACATTTTTCTGTTGATCCAACTGCACCAAGTTGTGTGCCTGTACTATTTCCAGAAGAAGTTAATGAACTATCAAGTTGTATAGTGCCACGTACAACAACATCACTTGATTGTGATTTAGATATACTAAATGGTGCTATTTCGCCAATCTCACCAAGTATTGAATATTCAAATAGTTTTGATTTCATAAAGTAAGCAGTATTGCCAACCCCTGCGTCTGGAACAGTTGTAACAATAAGCTCATTACCAACACTCGCACCAAGTAAAGCGTCTGGTTTATTTGCCCCTGCTTCGTAAAAACCGTCCATAGTCATTGTACTATCTTTAAGACCACTTATACGACTACGAAAACCACCACTATTTATAGTAGTAACGTCTAAATCATCAGCAGTAATATCTAAATTAACACTTGTAATGTTAGAACTTAAATCATATCCACCACTAAAAACTTTACCGTCATTAAATACAAATTTAGCCATTTTCTACTTCTTCCCACGCTTCATTAACGTTTGGTGTACTTTTGTCATCTTTTTTAAATGTTCCGTCTTTTTTTCTTGCACGTCTTTTTTTAATAGTAATAGGTTCAATGTGTCCGCCTTTGATTAATGTTTTAGCTTGTTGTTCATCTGTAACCGAAATTGTTTTGCCTTTTTCTTTGCCCATTACTTTTTTATTACCGATAATTTTATATTTTGCCATTAACTACTACCTTTCGTAAATACTTCTATTGATAAATTTGCACCTATCGCGTCAATACCATTTAAACTAACATCTGCACCGTAATTAGACATACCTGTTACGTGTGCTGAAGTATCAGATAAACCAAGTGTACTATTTGTAAATATTACTTGTCTTATACTAGAACTTCCCGATCCTGTAACAAAAGCGTCAAGTTTGTCTTGACCTGTTCTACTGTCTGCTCTTTGTACAGCTACTAATAAATCAAAATCATATTGATCCGTACCCCGTTGCATTGCTAAATCAAAATCTATACTTGTTGGAATAATGATTGCTATTGGAAAATTAAGTGCGTTATCTGGGACTGTGTCATAACATCTTAGACCAGATACATTACTAATTGTTGTTTTTAATGCGTCCCTAATAGATACAAGATTTGCCATTATGCAACACCAAGAACCGTGCCTTTGCGAAACGGTGCTATCATACGTGTTATCTCTCTGTTTTGTTGTATATTGACAACTCCAAAATCACCTACACCCGCAACCCCAAGTGGTGCATTACGCATGGCAAATAATTCTGAAGATAACATAAGTGTTGCTTGTCTTATTTGTTCTGGGACACTTGGAAATCCCCATTTAGCCGTAACTTCTGCACGTGGTCTATTACTTGAATAATCCATAGGCCACTCTTGACTACCACCAGAAAATAATTCAACAATATAAAATGGGCTTATTAAAATACCACCGACTACACCATTGATTGGTAATAATTGAAACTCTGTACTTGCAACGGTAACTTCAAATGTACCGTCATCATCATCATCTAATTTTACAACTAATCCCGTTTCCGAAGATATATCATCAACACGAAGTCTATATGGATCGTTTGTAAAAAACTTTCTTGCTGTTGCAGAACCTTGGGCATAGAATATGCGACCACAAAAAGCGTCTATTTGCCGACTAGCTGCGTTTACAGCGTCATCTAATAAATCATTGTCACCACTATCACTTGTAGGTATTCCTACAAAACCTTTTAATTCGTTTTGTGTACAGTAGCCATTAGTAATTGCCATAAGATATTATCTACCTTTCTTTCGGCCTTTACCTTTGCCACCTTTCATTTTTTTACCGTAATGTTTTGGCATTACTTCTTTTTCTCTACTTTTTTTTCAGCTTTAGGTTTTGCAGATTTAGTTTCAACTTTTCCACCAGCTGCTTTAATTGCTTTTTTAACTTCTTCAGCACGATCTGCCTTTCCATAGACTTCATAGTGTTTTAATTCTTTTTTTAATGCTTCTATTAATTTTTTATCTTTTACCATAATACTTTCCTAAATGGTCTGGTGTGTTAGTTGCCCAACACACCTTAACCATAATTTAATTAAAATGTAGGTGCAATAAGCCCTGTACCTACGATTTCTGATATTCCTTTTGGATATCTTCCAGAAGCAAAAGCAACGTAACCATAAACAACCATTTTTGTTGTTAAGCTACCTGCGTTTGTTTCTTCAAATTTAAGTTGGAACAAATTATCTTCAAACATAATGTGATCATCAACTTTTGCTATATAAATAGCGTCCTCAGTACCAGCACCTAGATCAGTTCTAATGTTAGCGTCTGTGATTACTGGTAATCCTAGAACACTACCTACAACTTGACCATAAGCTGCTGCTTCCCCAACACCTGCTGCGTTGTCTGGGTTGTTACCAGCTGGTAATACTAATGGACGGTTTGAACTGTCCACACCTGCTGTTAAGAAACCCCAACGTCTTGGGTGCATAAGGATTGCAGTAGCAGGTGCAAATCTATTTGAATTGATTTCCTGTACTGCGTCTGCAAGTTTTGGATATAACTCTGCAACTGTTGGACTTGCGTCTGTATAAGTTGTTTGGTTGATACCAGAAACTTGTGATATACCTAATGGTTGCCCGGAACTTCCAGAACCGTTAATCATAAGGTTATCTAATTTACCATAATAAGCTGCAACTAAGTCTTGGAAGATAATATTTTCCAATGAGAAACCCGGTTGTCCACCTCTTTCAAGTGCTTGTCTTGAAACGTCTTGCTGACCTGCAATAGTATCAACATTAACTGTCAATAAGGTGTCGTCCATATTTGTTTCTTGAACAGCTGAGTTTTCACTAGCTTGTTCTGCTGCTGCTGATCCAGTTGTTATTCTGGATATTTCAATTTTGTTACCAAATGCTGGTAAGTCCTTTTTAGGTATAGCATTATAAAATGGTGAACCTGCTCTTGCGATTGGTGCGTACTCATCAACTAAGTATTGTGGTACAACTAATCCTGTAAAAGCACCTGTTCCAACATCTCTGGCTTCAAATTCTTGGTGTTTGTTTAATCTCTCTTGTGCTGCACCGTTACCAGAACGTGATTGCCAAGCGTCAGATATAAAAGAGTGTTGTCCACCCTCTCTGTATATATCTGGCTCATTGACTTCCACAACTGCTTCTTGTTCAACAATTTGATCATCTTCTACGCCAAGTTCATCTCTACTTTCTTTAACTGCTTTAAGAGTTTCAGCAGCTTCTCTTGCGTCGGTTATTTTTTCTTCAATATCTTTGATTTCCACGTGTAAATCTTTTGATCTTGCAAGTTTGCCGTCAAATTCTTCACCCTCTGTCATCTCATCTAATTCTGATAAAAGACCGTCAAGTTCTGCTACTTTACTATCTCTAGCTTCAATTAACTTTTTCATAGTATGTATTTTCCTTTGTAGTTTCCTTTTACTTCTGCGTAAGGTGTGATAGTTAAGTGTGATACACGGCTTTTACCACGGCGTTACGTCTTAGCGAATACCGTCCCGTTCTAACTTTAATTTTAAAAGTTCAACTTGTGC